GCCAATCCACCTTGGGTGTAATCAACTCCTCAAGTCCCAGTGCATCACGTAGACCGCCTGCACCTACTTTCCTAGAGCTATGGATACCCTGCCGGATAGCCTCGGTCACGTCCTGTTTCAGCTTCTCAGCTTCCTCCTTGCTGAGTTCCTCGGCGCCTTCCCAGTCGTGCTCATCAAAGCCACCCCCGCCTCCGCCTTCGCCTCCGCCATTCTCCAGCAGGTCGTCAAAGATGCGCTTGATTGTCCAATCCCGATACTTGAGATCGTGCAAGCCAATGGGCTTACCGTCTGCGGTCACCGGCATTTCGGTCAGCAGGTGCTCAGGGTCGGCCAGCAGTATACGGTCGTTGTTCCAGTAATCTGCCGCCATGTTGGTCACCATGGGATTGCGCTTATGCAGGTTGCGGTAGGTCACCATGTGCATACCTGCCTTGTGCAGCCACTCATGCACCATTACATAAGCCGCGCCCTTGTCCCCGTTCTGGATTGTCTTGAACAGGAAGTCCGGATTGAACCAACAGTCACGACCGTCAGTCATGGCTGTGGGTACGTCAGTAGTCAGAAAGGTCTTACCGTGCATGGCTATGCCACGTAGCAGTCCGAATTGTTCTGACCGCATGAGTGCTATCTTGATTGCTTTGAATTTACGTTCTACTTTCATTCTCTTTCCTCCAAAGTAGGGAATCCTTACGTTCACAGTAAGTCCTCGTTATCGGCAGCCCACAGTGCAAACTCCCGATTAGAGAACGCGATTGTTTTCTTGCTCTCGTGGCGAGCCAGAGCCACACAGAACACCACCTGCCATTCCTCCTCCATACGACGCAGGTACTTGAGTATGTTGGTCAGCGTTTCCTTCTCCACATGCTCCAGTAGCCCGAAGGTCAGCACCGCACGTGCGCCGGGGTCGTCAGGTATAGACGCGGTGTCAGGCTTCTCCTTAATAGAAGCAATAGACGGTAGCGACTCTTGGAACCGTATGAAGGACACGATGCTCTCCGCAAACGCCGCACCACACGCACCTGCTAGAGCAGCCATAAGCGCATGTTCGTCGTACTTGTCCCTGTTCTTAATAATGCCGCTGGCAATCTCCAGCGTACGCGGGGACACCACGTTATCCTGCGGGCTAGACGGATGGAATATAAACTCGTTCTTAGTCCCATCTAGGTACGATGCTAGGCAGTGGGGATAACGGTTCACCCACGCAACAACTACGGGGTCAATGTCGTTATTCACCGCCCACGGTATCCACTGGTCAGCGTCAGGTTTACTAACAATTAGCTCCACGACACGCTGTCTCGTGTGCTGCGCCAGCCCGTCACCCACGCCATCCGTGTCGAGGTTACCCGTCAGGTAGATGATGCTGCCATCTGGTATCGGCAGGTCGCCGAGTCTGGGCTTAAACACTTCTAGCGCAGGGTGAAGCATGTTCTTCACGGGTTCTGCGCCTTTGGTAAACTCGTCGAAGCACATCACTACGGGTTCTCCAGTATGGATACCGAACCTAGAGTTGGGGTAATACCGGGTCACCTTGCTCTCGTGGTCGATAACAGGCATACACACGTCACCGAGGTCGAGGTTGGGTATGTCCAACATGGACAGTGGCAGGTTAGCTGTCTTAGCTATACCGTAGGCGATGCTGGATTTACCTACGCCCGGCTCCCCACGTAGCATAAAGCGCGTCTTGGGGTTGCTGACAATCAAGGAAACAGCTTGCTTGAGGGTTACGGTTTTGGTTTCGTTTAATAACATAGTTGCGTTCTCTTAGTTGGACCTAGAATATCTAGGTTGGTTAAAAAGTTAATTTATCCGCTTACTTTACTCTGGTTTTACTCATGTGAAGTTGTAAAGCTAAACACAAAAGCATGTGGTCTGGGTTTAACTTGGGTTTGACGATGCGTCCGCAGCCGTCGCCTTCGCCGTTGCCGTTGCCGTAGCCGTTGCCGTAGCCGTAGCCTTTGCCGTTGCCGTAGCCGTAGCCGTAGCCTTTGCCGTAGCCGTAGCCGTAGCCGTTGCCGTAGCCGTAGCCGTAGCCTTTGCCGTAGCCGTTGCCGTAGCCTTTGCCGTAGCCGCAGCCGTCGCCGTTGCCGTAGCCGTTAGGTTCCATTAACTTCATTGGCGTTTACCACTTACATGGTATGCGGAACAATACTTGGCTTCTTGGCACGGTAGGGTTGCCACACGGGTCAAGTATTGTTTTGGAAGTCACGCCTTTAAGTGCAATCTCGCCTAGCCCCTTACTGGTGCCCCATTCGCGGATTACGCTGGCGTTATGTAGTACCCATTCGTCTTGCGCCGAAGGGTTATCATTAGGCACTACTTTCTCTGCCAAGAATACCCAGCCGCTTTCTACTACTACGATTTCTTTTGTGTTTGACATTGTTACTTCTCCTTATCTGTCGTTAGGTTTAATTAACTTCGTTGGTATCACTTAGTGTTTATTAAATAGCACCCAAACTGTTCTGGGCGCGCAGTCATATGAATCTTGCGCTCGTCCATGGACACTACAGCTACCTTGTTGTTATGCACGTGGCTCACGTAGTAGCGGCGTCCTCGGTTGTCGATTACCACTTCGCCAGTATCCACAGGCTTTTGAGTTTTGGCTCTGACTAAAGTTTTCATAGGTACGTACCTCCACCACACAGGTATTTCTCGTTGCTATTCGTTGATACTTTGTCGGTAGGACGCTCCTCTAGCACCTCGTCACAGAACGTGTACTTTATGGCATCGTCAATTAACTGCTTGAGCTTGTGTGGCAATGCTATAAACCCATGCTTCCATCCGGTCGGTGTCCACCCGGTGGTTCGTTCCGCACACTTTGGAAGTACCACGCTCTCCAGCAGGTCTGCCCACTGGTCAGGGTCTAGCATCTGGTGATACGCATCCTCTGCGGTGATACGCGCAGGTACGGCTCGCGCATATTGCTCGGGGTCGAACACCTTTACCATTGCTCTAGCATACGCAGCGAACGCACGCACGCTTTTGCGCCGCTCGGCCATGGCCCCACGCTTCACGTAGTAGGCGTATAGCTGTGGCTTGTCTACAAACTCCCACCTAACCTCGCCGCGCTTTAGCCGTAGGACGGGGTTGCTGTCGTCTATGAGTGCCTCTCCACTCGGCAGGGTGACTACAGTCTTGCCCCTCTTAGAGTAAACACCCACGCTGTACCCCAGTATCTCTGATATAAACTGGTGAGTGCTGTTGGACGCCCAGCCATCGGTTTTTACATGCACCTCCCCGTTGGGGTAGAACTCCAGCACGTCAGTGTTGTACAGGCGGCAAGCTATCCGGGTGCCGTAGTTGATTATCTGCATGTGCTTTTTGCGCCTGCCGTTTGTTGTCCGGCATATGGGGCGCAGGTTGTCACTACCACGAATCGGTTTGATTGAGTTGTAGTGAGAGAGTGCCTCCTCATAGCTGAACAGGCGGGGTAAGTCAGTTATTGCTCCAAACATTTCTCTTTCTCCTAGGTAGGGATTCCTTACGTTACTCGTCATTAGTAAATGGGTTGCTTGGTACTTCTTGTTGTGCTTCCGCTTGCTCCTGCGCACGCAGCCACAGGCGCAACACGCTCGGGTCGTAGTCCATCAACAGGTCACGCAGCTCCACACGTTGCGGCTGGCTCTCGGTTGGCGGCACGTAGGTGTTAAGCACCTTCGTTGGGTCTTTTGGTTTATCTTTCATTTCTTACCTCCTCGTTTAAGAACTCGCAAAGAACTACCCGCAAAACACCAAGGGCAGCGTTATATCCTGCTTCATAAGTGTCAGGCGGTGAGCTATCTCCGCATGGGTCGATAGGGCAGCGTTATATCCTGCTTCATAAGTGTCAGGCGGTGAGCTATCTCCGCATGGGTCGATAAGTGTGATCCATCGATCCTCAGAGTATTCCTCCTTCACCCGTGAAAGTATTGCTTCCAACTCTTCTAGCTTCATGTCTACCTCCTACAGTAGTAGTCCAAAGATTGTGATTGCTGCTATGAAACCCAGAAACGCCACGCCGTACAGCGCACGCGCCCACCAAGGTAGGTCATCGTCTGCCCACACATACTGCTCGTGCGGGTCGTGGATATTCAGGGT